TTGTGACCTCATATATCTCCATCGCCTTCATGATTTCAAAGAAGTCCCTCATGACCGTTGCCCTCAAAGCTGGGAAGGTCTTGCGCACGATGCTGACCACCTTGCCTGGATGTTGTAGGCAGTAGACCACGATCATTTGGCAGAGCGAGTAGGTCTTGCTCGAGCGGCTGCCACCCTCATTGATGATGAACCTGAGGCTCGGGTCAGCCAATGCAGTGTAGTTCTTTTCGAAGATGACAGTGCTGTCAATTATGATTTCAGCCATAGGCAAGGTTTAGGCAATGCAGTAGCCATAGGACAGTATTCTCTCCTATGACAACTTGACCGCTAAGATAGTAAATAATACTATTCAGTGGATCTAATAATATTTACTTTCACCTCGGAGATACTTTTCCCTCCTGAAGTGATGTCAGTTTTCTCAGTCAGTCCATTCAGACGTTGAGTGATGGATGGGTTGTACTGTCCAACCATGCCGCCCTTGATTTGGTCATCTCGGATTTCATCGCTTATGCGCGTACAGATTGTCGTAAACATTGAATATCTCCCATCCGTATTTGCAAAGTAATCATGCACAACCAATCCCTTGTCATGAGCAAATACTCTGAAGCCACTCATTGTAAGCGGTACCTCCAATGGAATCGGTTCAGCCTTTCCGGTCTTATTTGAAAGGGCATAGCTGTATCGAGGATTGTCCTTGACTTTCTTCCTGTACTCAACAAATAATTGATACAGGTCCTCAGGTGCTTCAAAATTGCGTGGTCTACCCATTTGCTCTCTTACGTTTTGCTGTTGCGTTTACCGGTCTTTTGCGTTTTGGTGTTGGCTCTACTGCTGGAGCATCAGTCTGCTCATCTGCCTCAATGCCCTCATATCGGATAGGCTCAGGAGTTGTAGCTGTCTCTGATTCCTTTTCGAACAGGTACCCGAGTCCTATGCTCACATAGTATCGGTACTTGGTCACATCGATGTGGTCAACGATGATTGTTGTATTGCCCAGCGTTGTCCTCTTGATGATGGTCTTGCCTTGGTGTTCTGCTTTGATTTTCATTGTATATGGTTTTTAGTTTTGTTTTGATTTCAGCGATTAGATAGTGCGCTGAGGTGTTTGGGATATTGAAATACTTCGCCATTGATCGTGCTGTTGTATAGCCATCATCGAAATAAGCCTTCGCCACTGATATCTTGACGTTGTCAGTGAGTGAATCTCGATAGATATCCACGCATGACTTCCATCCATGGTACTCTTTCTCGATGTTTATCTTGTCATTGAGGTCAGTATCATCCACCATCAGGTCAGGAATGGCGATTTCACTTGATAGGAGTCGCTCCTGACGATTGGTATCCAGGTTCTGCCACATCACTTGGCGCTTGATTGAATTCATCATGAGTCCCTTGACATCCGGGTCAGGTCCAGGATTCTGAATTGAGACAACATGAAGGTATGCGTTGTTGATGACAACATCAGGATTGAGCTGCCCATTGTACTTGGAACAAAAAAACCGAGCGTATCGAAATAACTCGGTGTAGTGTTTAGTGATATAACGGTCAAGAGATGCTTTCATACCAATTGATGAAGTCCTTGTACCATATTTTGCGCCTCACCATAGAGCAGAAGCATTCCCTGTCCGGCTTATTCTCAACCCGTTCCTTGATTTTCTTCAATGGCAACAGTGCTTTCTTGCTGAATCGGTGCGCATCATCCATCTCAATCACTTGAGAGATGTATTCGATGTCGGTTGTTGTCAGTCCTGTGTCCATTGAGTAATCAGATAAGCCACCATTGAGACGAGTGCGGCATATCCTATGTTGCCTGTAAGTGCCAAAGTGGTCCAAAATGAGGTGCACTTCCAACATCCAAATGATGCGTGAAGGAACTGCATGAATTTTGCCTCAGGTAGCCAATTGATGAATATTGCATCAATGACCCAATGAAGAGGCTCGAATTTGGCAATCAGCCAACCGATGGCGAGGGATATGATTAGTGCTTCCATAGTTCAAAGATAGCGTAAATTGTTACACAAATCGTGACAGCTGCCACCAGTGCCATCGTACACAGTGCTGCGAGGTATTCTTTGTCGGGTCTCATAAGTCAAAGGTTATATCGTTATCTTCCATTGCTTCACGCAGCATCTTACGGCATTGGTCGTAGCATTCTACTTCGCAGTTTGTAGCTTCTCGCCAACCGATGTATCCGTGTTTCACTATCCCTCGCAACTCTTGGTCAAGTTTCCACATTGCGCCTTGCCATCTCTCAGCATTTAACGCTTGGATTGCTTCGTCTTTGTCGTCGAACTCTATTGTTACTTTCATATGTAATACTTATTTAGTTCGTCTTTTTTTACGTCTACTTCAATATCTCGCAGAGTAATTATGTAGCTGCGTACCGTTGTCCTATCCATTTTAAACTGATTTTGTATTGAGTAAATCGGACGCGGGCGATCCTTCAAGAATTTAATCAACTGCTCGATGCGTTCCCTCTTGGGTGCGTATAGCTTTTCAAATTTTTGTTCGTTCATCTTATTCGGATTTAAAGGTTAAAAAGTCTGCTCATTCTATATCTCTCACAATCTTCTTGACTGCCTTGAAAGTAAATTGTTTGCTCATCTTCACTTACTACTTGGTATGTGTCATTAATTAAGTGTACTATCTTCATCTTATTCTGATTTATGGTTATATATTTCGTTTTTTACTTCCTTCCAATAGGTAAAATACATTGGGTGCGGTGTGTAATATTTGCTTCCTTTTGCAAGATGTCTGTCATCAAATGCTGAATCTTCTTCTCTGCTATTTATGATTTCATCTACGACAAACATTGCAACCATTTCACCTACTGCATCTATTAATTGAACTGCTTTTTCTTCGGGTGTTAGTGTCATTTACTCTCAATTACTGCAATTAATACACTCAAGTTTATCACATGATACATGGTGTACTGACAATGACTCATGCCCACATAAGTCACACTTAATAAGAGCACTTACCCATCCTGTTTCTGGCTCACTCATTGTTCTTGTTGTTTAAATTGCTTGTAATACTCCAAAAATGTTTCGTGTTTAAATCCAATCATTGGATGCGTTAGTCTACTTTCTTGAAAGGCATTTAACATCTGCTCCTTCTCCATTTCTTTGGCTTGTTTTATTAACTCATCAAATTTTACTTTATTTGATTTAGCAATATAAACTACTTTCTGCATTTCACTCTCTAACCATTCTACTGCTGTTTTCATTGTTCTTGTTGTTTAGTTAATTACATTTACTACTATTAAAGCGCCCGATACATATCCAAACGCTAAAGCAAAAGCCATCTTAATTCTCTCACTCCACAATTTTGACTCAACCATATACCCCGCAAAAGGCAATCCAAGAAATGGCCCGACAAAAGCGAAGAAACACATTCCTAAAGCATTACTTTCTGAAATATAGTGTACATAAAATGTAGAGCAGATTTCAATGATTAAGGCACTTAAAAAAATTATCGGATATTTCATTTTTTTACATTTCGTGTTTACTTATGTGGCAATTTTTACCCCTTATCCTTTTCCATATTGGTCAACTCAATTAAAGCTGCCTTTTGCGCTTGCTTCAAATCTGCCTTGAGCTTCTCAATGTACAGCGTGGCATCCATCAGTTCCTCCTGAAGATGATTCAGCCAATCGGTGAGGCTCAAGTCATCACGATCTAAAGTGCGCCCATATTTTTTGATGCCTGTCTCGCTGCGCTCATAATACTTCGCAAGCACTTTGAGAAGGATTGGGTCCTCGACTATTACTTTGAAGTTCATATCAGTTCAAGCTTGACCATTGTTCATAGAATTCTTCAGCACTTACTTCAGAGATGTGTACCTCATCAGATAAGGTCAGCACGATGCAAGTGTTGATACCCGGCATCATGTTGAAAAGGTCGTGGACTCTTGCAACCAACTTGTCGAGGTTGTCATTGTGGGTGCCAATGTAGGCGATGAAGTATTTTGCTTTCATTGCATCAGGTATTTGAATGCTTTAATGTAGAACTCCTCGCTCACTGACTTGCCATTCATAAAACGGTACAGCATCGAGTAATTCACTTTCATATCCTCAGCCATGTGAGTCATCTTGTATCTCTTAACGAGAATGGACTCCAACTCTTTGCGGATGAAGTCCCTGATTGTCTCCCCATCAGAAAGGTAGATCGTCATCGATTTCATCATTGATAGGTGCTAATGGTGTTGATGATGCGATTCGGATATCCCATGCGTTCAATGAGACATAGAACTTCCCATTGTACTCACGACCTCTGAGGTCAAACTTCACCTCACACTCTTGACCGACTTTGGCGCCATCAAGGAACTTCACTCTCTCATTCACTGCTTGGAATTGTACCAACTGAGGATACTTATCTCCGATTGATAGAACGAACTCTCTGAGGTTCATCTTCTCGCTCACTTGTCGTGCTTCACCGATTAGGTGGATTGTGCCTTTTGCTTTTAACTCTTCCATTTTTATTTGATTGTTATTTGATTTTGATTTCGATTTGTAATTTGTGACCTGTACTCATCAGAAGAGCTGCCTCTTCAACAAAGTCCCTGATGATTGTGTAATCTTGAGTATCTAATTTTTTGAATGTTTGACTCGTGAAGTATTGCTCCCAATACACGATGTGCGTCTCATCATTGAGAAATTCAGATTGTATCTTGTTGTGTGACATTCTACTTATTTACTAATTGATTATAATACTCATCATAGTACTCAGATGCCAGCTTGAGGCGGTCAATCATCTGAATCTCTTTATCCTCATCTCGGTCCCACCACAGTACAGTGATACGTTTCTCAGGGTCAATGTGGTCAACTCGATGCAGCTGAAGGTTCTCCCATTCATTGAGGTACTCATCCCAAGTGGTCACCATGCAGTACACGAGTTCAGCCATGCCACGATCATACAACATCATATATGCTCTGAGCTGCCATTCATACTCTGACTTGTATCCTTCCTCAGGTGTAGCTGGGAACGTCTCCAATGACCACGATGTTTTGATGTCGATGATTTTGTTGTCCAGGACAATATCAGCTGTGCCGATGAGATAGTCATTCTCGATGGTCAACTCATTCTTTCGGTAGTCAGTGAAGCGCACTGCATTAAGTAGGGAGATGGATTCAAGCTCTTGCTCCCTACCTTTGAAGATATACTTGTTGTTCAACTCGGTAGTGTAATTGTAAAAGTCCTCCTTTGCCACCTGTCTGATGTAACTCTTGGCGGTCTCTCCCATCTCTGACTTCCCTCTTCCGTTGGTCATCAGCTTTCCGATTTGCGATGGATGCCATTTCATAAGTTGAGTGCTTTGAGTTGAACTTCAGTAAGTGCGTAGTTGGCAACCAACTGCTCTGCTGTGTACTTTCCATTCGCAATGGATTCCACTGCCTTCTCGAAGCGAGCGTTGTCAATCTTCGGCTTGCCTGTTGCTGCTGATGCTGCTGTGTTGCCATCATCATCCACTGCCTGAAGTGATAGGAGTGATTGAATGGTACCTCTTCTGAAGTAGGTAACAGCCGCCAGTGCTTTCTGAGGGTCCACGATTGGCGGTAAACTCATGAATGACTCGATGTGTTCACCTGTTTCAATGTCGATGATACGAGTGACTACATCATTGCCAACCACAGGCTGCAACAATAGCAGTCCATGCTCGTGAAGGATTGGCTCCACTGTATCGAGTAGCGCATTGATATCAGCGTAACTCTTTTTGAAGTGTGGATTCGTTGCATTCTTGGACACCTTGCCAATTTGCTGTTTGGCAGCGTGTAGCTTCTGCCAAATGTTGAGGGTTGGCATCTCTGCCTCCTCTGCTTTCTTTCTTGTTGTTGTCATAATTGTTATAATTTATTGTAAAAATACACATTTATTTGATTACTTGTGTAAACTCATCATAAAATTTCAGCATATCTGCAAAAGTTTTCACGATGATGTATGTCCCTCCAGCTTCCTCAATGGCTTTCTGATAGTCCTTTTGTGCTTGTGACTGCCTGTCCTTGCCGTACTTGATTTCAATCTTAACACTTCTGCCCTTGATCGTGGCTGAGATATCTGCCGAGCCGGGTGTTCCGGTTCCCTTGGTCCACTGCCCACCGATAGCAACACCATCAGTGCGGTACTTTTTGCGATACACACCCATTGTGTTGATGCGCTCAGCTTGGCACTTATTGAATTGAAGGAATGCAATCACCGACTTGGTCAGTTCATTTGCTGAGTTGTCGTTCCAATGGTTCAGCGCCAACATATGTGGCGGTGTGTTTGGATACTTTTCCATTTTGTGCTTGAGTTGGAGGTCTTTTAGGAATTGTCGTTCTTGTCTTGTCATATTATTTTTGTTAGTATTGCCGTACAATTATAATGAGTTGGATTTAGAAAACCATATCTTTTGTCTCTGTTCAAATGGTCTAAAAACAAATGACTATTTTCGACATAGTTTACAACCATAACATCTGTGATTGAATATCCGTAATTCATGCACACATCAATCAACTCATCCTCACATTCCATCATCATTTTGTATGCTTCTGCTTTTGATAGGTCGTATTTTTGACACCATTCATCCATTTCATATCTGCAAACTCGCCTCAATGTTTTCAGCTTGATGCCATCTTTGAGTTGTTTTTTAGTTACTAATTTCATTGCTTCGCTTTTTCGTTTAACTCATCCCAAATGTCATCAGCTTCTGGAGTCGGTTTGGGAGTTCCCGAATCGAGAATGAAGTATCTGCCGTTGTGATTGCGCCCTTTGGTGATGTTGTATCCTTTATAGTCAGCATACGACTGCACCCATTTGAGGAATCTTCTTGGCTCGAGCTCCTTGAATGATGTGAATTCAGAGGTGAATTCTTGTATCTTGCTTCCGTTGTAGTAGTATACATCCAGAGCAAGGTTGCCTTCCTCTGCCCAGTCAAAGAAGTCCTTGCAAGTCGCTTGGATGAGTCGCTTGGCATCTGCGTTGATGCTGATGGCTTTCATCAATCCATTTGTCAGGTACTTCTGGAGATTCTTCACCATATAGTTATCGAATTTCAACCAATCCTCATCGGTCCAGGAGTCGAATAATAGCCGACCATACTCATCTAATGGGCTTCGCTTGCTATGGAAGTACTGATAGAACTCCAGCTCGTGACGTCTGCGATCGTGTGATGAGCCAGCACCACTGATGACATAGTTCGTGGTGATGACAATCTTTGGTGAGCGGTTGAATGGGATAAAAATCTCATCCTTGTTCTTTCGGTTGACGGTGATTCCCTCAGTGATGAGGCTGAATAGCTGCTCGAAGTCGAATGCTTTGCGCACGTCATCGAATGCCAGAATCTGCGTGTCCAGGTTGACTCGCTGATAAACGAAATCAGACTTGGATGGGTTGAAGCTCTTGCCATCTATCTTGACCACTCTGCGCAGATTGTTCAGTGCTGCCAACATCAGTGACTTCCCTGACCCTCCATTCGGGTTGTCATCGATTTCTTGGTCATTGAAGATGATTGCTTTCTGGTCTGTCTTGTCTTTAAAGGTGTGCATTAGGTAGCCGAGTGTTGTCTCAAGTGCATCCACTCTGCCGCTGTCATCTGCTGATACCTTGCTGACGAAATCTTGAAAATCATTGATGCAGTCATCAAGCATCGTGAAATCTCGCTCAATGATTTGATTCTCCCAGATGTATCCATCCACATCGATGTAGCTCTTGAGCTCCACTTTGCTCTTGGATATCTTGGCCACTCCATTCTTGAATGGGATATACGATGCATCCTTGCTATCCTGAAGCATTAGAATGTTGATGCTATCAATCATATTGATGAAGTTCTCATTAAACAGGAATGCATTCCGGGAGCAGTAGTTCCATACATCCATCTCACCCTTGTCTTGGAGATAGTTGAGCACAAAGTCTTTTATTTGTTCCGCTGATGATATCCTCACCTTATTCTCCTTTACTCGGACAAAGGTCGGTTTCTCTGCATTCTCGGGATAGTACTTATTGAATCCGTTTTTGACCAAGAATTCAGCGTAATTTGATGGCTGAATCGTGATGCCACCCTTCTCATTGACTGACCAGAAGATATCATCACCGGTCTGAATCTCTTTCTTGATATCCTCAATGACATCCTCTCTGACATTCAGCTGCTTCTTGATGTCATCATCAGTGATGCCGCTCTTGAGCTTTTGACGTACCTTCTGAAAGGTATCTTTGTCCTCGAAATACTTGATGCCATAGGAGGCTTTCTTGTATGCCGAGCGCACTGTTGTGACCATCTCTTGCTCACTGAAGCTGGTGCCTTGAGCATACCTGGTGTATATGTACTGTTCTGCTGTATCCTTTGAGATGCCATACTCGCAGAGCACAGCTGCCAATTTGAATACGAATTCATTGCGACTACCCTCAACGAACTGACATCCATGGTCGAATCGCTCAATCAGGTTGATGATTTTGTCCTCATCGGATAGGATGCAGATGGGAGTGCGCTCGGTGTAGCTGAAGCCTTGGTCTTGCTCTATGCCTTCGAACACTTGGCAGAACTCATTGAAGTAGATGTCGGGGTCGTATGACTCAAAGCACACCCGACTGACATTGCTGTTCTTGACATCGAAGTATTCGCTGTCGAAGTACTTGCCGAATGCAGTGAATCTGCGCTTGTGCTCCACCTTATCAGACTTCGGGATTCTGATGACAGCTTTCAGACCATTGCCAGATGGCGAAGTGAACACCATCATCACATGGGGGTCAGCAATTAACCGCTTCCTTTCTTCCATCATCAGCTTCTTTGTTGGATATTGGTCGAAGTCCAGGATGCACAGACCAGAATGCTCAACCAAGCTGCTGTCATTGCGCTCGGTAAAGGTTCCGTTGAACATGATGGCATTGAGTGACGACTTGAGGCGGTCATGCTCGGGGTCAGCCTTCTCCAGTGATCGTATTGTTGTGACCTTTTTGATGAGCTCAGGGTTGCCGAGTCTGATGCGGTTGTATACTTCTGTGATTGACAAAGAAAACGGTGTCTCCTTTGTGTTGAATAGGTTTTTAAATACTGATACTTGACTCATAATGTTGTTGGGTTGTTTCTGTGATATTCATCTGCTTTTTCTTTAAGGTTCATCCATCTCAAATTTTGTATTCTGTTGTCATTGACCACCCCATTGATGTACTCAAAGCGGTCCCATCGAGTTGGAGGTCCAACGAAAGCTGTCAGCATTAGAACTCGGATGTCGTGCTTCACTCCTTTTATCAACACATTGTTTTGCCTATGTGCTGAATATTGAGATGTGTGAATAGTTGGATTTTTTCTAACAAAAGATTTAATCCTACCAATGTTGCTAATTTGATAGCCCTCTATACCTGGGATATCTTTCCAAATTTCTACCATATGTAAAATTTAAGTAATAAAAAAACCCTCGCATCTCATTGGGGTTCGACTTCCAAATCAATACAAGGGTCAATAATACCTTTAGGCTTTATAATGTCGAACCAAGCCGTGTACAAAGATAACGAATGAGTGCTGAAATGGTTGCATTTGTTTATATTTATTTGATTTTTGTTGATAAAGCATGACGTTAAGTGTAATTTCGTGACGATGTGAAAAATTATTGTCACGCTCTACAAGTCAATACTGCATTGACTTTCTTTATTTTTTTTACCATTTCGTGACGGTGACACAAGCAGAAAAAAAATGGATACCTCATCTCAATGGAGGGGTCTATACCAGTAGAAAAAGGCGATTGTCATTCCGTCACGCCATACACCCCTTTCTTGATGTCATCTTGTATCTTTCGCATCTCCCAATATGACTCGCATTGCAATACATCAAGGAGAATGTTGCGCCCAATTGTGTACTCAATTGCGGTGAATGACTCGAATATTTGCCGCAACTCATCGGTCATGCGAAGGAATAGGCGGTCTTTCTTCCATTCTTTTGCTTTTTTCGAACCATGCACAACTGTTGAATGGTCCATATTAAAGAGCTTGCCGATTTCAGTCATTGTGAGCTTGTGAGTGCGAAGGAATTCAAATAAGTAGTATCGCTGGTACACCTTGTGACGTGCACGGTTGTCGGCACCAGGTTTGAATGCCAGCTCTCTTGACTCGATTTCTTCTTTTACTTGGTCAATTAGTTCTTGTATTGTCATTGTTAAAAGTTTTGCTCCACCCATTGGCGGAATGATTGTTGTATCTCGATTTGTTGCTGGAAGATATCCATGTTTCCACCTTCCAGGATGGCTGCATCCACTCGCTGAATCTCTTGCAGCAGCATATTTGCTTTCTGTTTGATGACTCGCTTGAATACACCTTGATCGTTGAGGTCCTCGATGAAGTCACCGAGCACTGGAAGCACTCCGCAGAGTGCGAGTAGTTTTTGTTCTCTTGTCATTTCAAAAAGTATTTTTTGTGGTTGTCTTTGGTTAGTTGGTAGCCAAGCTGCTCATACATCTTGAGATATCTGTAAACTGAACGCTCACTGATTCCAAGATATCTGACCATGGCTTGCACTGGTCTTGGCTTCTGCTTGAGGAATTCCATCAGCTTGATGACTCTCATGATTCGATGCTGATTCATATAAGCCAAATTTTTAAACGTTCAAAAAAGTCAATAGGATTCTCAAATTTTACACCTCTTATTGATGACATCCATACATCATCAGCATCAAGATTCATTCTCATAAAATCCATATCTTTCTCAATAGTGCTTTTGCAATAATTGGCACACAATTTATCATTGACTTTTTTGACTATATCTTTTGTGTCATGATATTTGCAGTCATTCATGATGTCAAATATTGTTTTGATTCGTTGCAGTTGTGGAATTCTCATAGCGGTGTCACTTTAAATTTTCCATCATTGTATCTCCCTGATTCCAGGCAGTCCATTTTTTTCCAATAAGCAAGTGACTTGCTTGTGAATGTCCACTCTTGCACGACTGCGAGCCCGATGTGGTATGTTAGTTTGAATCTCATAGTTTCTCGATTTCGTATTTTATTTCCATCCAATAAGCCATAGTAGAAAAGCCGTTAGTATTCATTGGGTTACTATGTGGATTTGAATTTATTATTTCATTAACTGCAATCAATGCGCTTCTCTTAGCTAATTCTCGCCAAAATACTAAAACATCTTCGCCAAGTTCATCATTATATTGCTCAGCTTTAATGCTTGTTTCTTCGTCTGTCCATTTGATTGAATCTGTTAACTTATAATATTTATCAATTAACTCTTTTACTTTTTCTTTTGGTGTCATATCTCTTCCATTTTTATTTCACAAATTCGGTTATAAAGTCCTTCGTTAAAGTTGGTCCAAAATCTATTTCGCTGGTAGTGGCTAAACGCACCACCAATTATATTCGTCGTCGTTGATTGCTTCGATGTATGCTTGCTCAAAGTAGCATTGCTCGTAGAGCTTGGCGAGATATTCATCGCATTCTTTTTTTTGTTCAATTGTAAGTTCTTCATAATAGTATTTGTTTATAATTTTGTAATCGCCATAAGAGTCACCCACGCAGATGACATAGGTTGCCATTGTTTTACCATTCGTATCAGTGTCACCAACATCTTCAAATTCAACCAATAGGTCAACTGAGTCAGGTCCATACTTTGTGCACTCGTGGTCACGGATATCAATTTCAATCATTGCTTATTGTATTTATCGTTGTACACATGGTTGACGTACTTATCAAATGAAGCTGGTAGCTCGTAGCTCTTCTCATGATAGATTTGTTGGTCGATGGTTGGATGGTCCATCACTGGTCTTGATACGGTTGTGGAAAGCCAGAATAGGAATGCGAGTCCAGCTACCATCACAGCGGCACCACCAAGGGTGTCACGCTGGTCTTGTGTTAGATTCTTAATTGTTTTCATTTTCTTCGATTGTTTCTAATAAGTTTAACATTGAGCCCCATGCTCCTAACGCATAACGGGTGTGCTTGTGGTCTGTGCCATATTGACTTTGGCAATGTCTAAAGTCCGCATATAGCTCTTGTTCTTTGCTGCGGATAAGTTCGATAATTTGTTCTTTGTTCATCGTTGTTGTTTTGAGATTTATACTGCGAAGATATAGAAAGGTTTCATATATGCAAAACTTTTTTAACATTTTTTTTCATCTACTAACAAATAGGCACAAAAAAAGGGGTGTCTCCACCCCTCAAAACAATTATGAACCTTCTAATTTACAAAGGAAATTTCATACTATCGATGTTTTTGTAAACTTTTTTCTGACCATCTCTCTCGAGTCTATCTGATTCAAACATTAAGATGCGCCCCCCTGTCGGTTTAACAGGTGCACCACGCTCAACGTGCCAACCTTTTGAGCCATCACCGTACTCTTCCTTGTATGTACCTGTGAGCATCAAGTGAATATCCTTGTGCTCGTGTCGGTATCCTGTTTTGCTGTGATATGATACGGTATCTCTGACATCATTTCGAGCAGCGTTCTCGTGGATGTGACCCATGGTGAACACATCGAAGTCTTCATACATCTCAAGCGCTCGAGTTAGGTTCAAAGCTCCCTTGGTAACTACACCACCACCACCTGAACCGTGAAAATATTTCACTTTAAACGTTGTTTGCACTGTGCCGTTGAATGTTTGTCGCACTATTATCCAACCACCATATCCACCGGTGTGAACATGAGTGCCATTTCGGTAGTTCAGTAGGTCAACGAATCGCTGAAGGATGTCGGTCTCTTGCCATTTGATGATGGCGGTCTCGTGATTTCCGTATCCGATGACAGTCAACAAGTGAGCGTATGGTGACCACCACTCGACAGCTGTCTCAACGATTGAGTCCAGGTACTTTGCATTGTTGTGCTCAGGTCGGATGTCTGATTTGTTACCTCTGCGATCACCCTTCCCTTGCATCAAGCAAAAGAAGTCCCCATTCACCATGATTGGGATGTCTTGCTCAACACAATAGTCGAGGTCTTTCTTAAGGATGTCCCAATCACATTTAGGATTGTCCCAATGGATGTCAGAAAGCATGGCAATCTTGACTTTTTTACCATCCATCTGAATCTCGTGGATGTTCTTTGCGTGTTTTTTTACAATCATATTTGTGTATTGGAGTACCTAAAGAGGTACATTGTTCCCATTCCTATCACAAAGCCAAGAATCAGCACCCAAAAAACAGGCTTTTCTCGTTGGCTTTTGTACTTTGCCACCTCAACCTTCTGCACTTGACGGATGGTGTCACGCTTTAGGCGGTATTCGATGCGTGTTTGCCACCTTGTTTTTGGCACATAGGAGGTCTTGTATTGAATGATTGTATCTTTTGTGGTGTGATAGTATTCATACACGATTTGATTGTCTCTAATCACAGGAAATGAGTCAACAGTTGTGATGCGAATTGTATCAGCAACATCCTCGCACTTGTATCCTTTCTTTATCGCCTTATTTATATGGTAATTAACGCCGCATCCTGTCACAATTATTGCAAGAATTAGTGACAATATCAGGCTATAGGTTGAAATTCGTTTCATGTTTATCAGGTTATAGGCTTAGAATTCGTTTATCAAGCAATAGCTCACCACCTTCTGCGTCTTGGTTGCTCTGATAAAGGTGCGATATTTATCCATATCATTGACCACTTGACAGCCAGCTGACCACCATCCGATGGTTGCACCGGTGTTGTCTGCGTTGATGTCGTATGTGTTAGGATGGAAGTTGATGCCAAAGTAACCACTCTGCACCTGACCGATTGCCTCGCTCTTGTCATCCTTATCGGTGTCACGATTCACTGCAATGGATGCACCAAGCTGAAGCAAAGCATCGACCTTGCCATTGTGTCTGCCAAACTTCCAAAGATTATAGTACCAAGCATCAGCCACGACCACAGCAGCGCCATCCTTGTTGACCTTCTCGAATTGCTTGAGTGTTGGTGTACCTGGATTGGTGGTACCTGATGCAACTGCGATGAACTGCTCACCTTTGAAGAGGTAGAACTTGTCATCGAATCGGTTTGATGTATCCTCATTTGATCGTACTCCAAGTATCCAATGGTCTGAAGGAATGTTCTTGAAGTTGCGCAGCGTTTTGACCTTGTCGAGTAGCTGCTTGTCGGTATATTCTCTGACCATTTGTCCAGTTTTTTGTCCGTTTTACTGGACATTTCATTATCTATATTTCGCCAAATCCTACTGATATTAAGTACTTTTGGCGCACTTTAAGTAAATAACCCCGCCAACGTGTCAGCGGGGGGTTCTCAGTCAAAACTGAGTGAGGTATGCCGAATCAGTTAGCTATCCTGTCGACCGAACTCTCGCAAGTGCGCATCGTTGAGAGGCTTCGAGGTACATTTATTTCCAACCATCCAGCTCTTCCTTGGACCTGGTTACAAATTTGCGCATTGCAGCAAGGATGTTCTTGCCTGTTACGCTTTCATAGGATTCATTGATGCTCTTCACTTCAACCACTACGCAAAAGAACGCAACAAATTTGGTCATGATGAGCTCAACCGAAATGAAGTGAGCGATGATATCACCAGCAATGAACTTCTCAATCAGGAATGTGAACACAATGCCACCCGAATACAGCGTTGCCTTGCCAAGTGTATCACTCAATCTGCGTGACTTGAATGATGTCCATCCATTTTTTTTAACCGAGCGCCAAACTCCGAAGATGGTGTCGATAAATATGGCGAGGATGGCAACCAATACCAATGGCTGAACCGGAGCGAGTACTGTGAACAATGAAGCGAAGATTGCGAGTGCTGTGTTTTTCATCAGATGACGAGAATTTGATTGTTGTATCCGTTGTTGCGTGGATATCCACAGTTCCAGGTACCATCCATGAAGCAGTCACCGATGCACTGATTGCATTCGATTTGTGGTCGAAGGTCGGTGTCACGATTCTCATGGCTGATGAAGATAGGATACTCAGCACGATTCTTGACCAGGTACCTGATGAGGCGCATCTCAAAGAATGAAGCCTTCTGAGCATAGTGTTCCATGCCGAATGCCACCTCAGAACGTGATACACTTGATGAGTTGTCACCAAATTGAGTTTGGAGTCCTTTGTTCTTGAGCTGATATGTCAACCCAAATACAGCATCCTCAGCTGAGCGCCATGCAATGACAGGCTGAATGAATGTGACGAGTGTCTCTTCCTCAGGTGTAAGGGTTTGGTCATTGTATGCCTCAAGCAAATGGTTGTAAAAGACGGTACCAAGTATCGGCATCACTCGGAGCTGTGCTTGAGTTGCCACATATGGGAACACATCAGTCACATCCACATTTGCTGTGATGGGCGTGTTGGTCTTGAGATAGTTTTCGGTAATGAAGTACAGCATTAGACTTGTGGTGTTATGGTTTGCGCTGCGGCTGCGGCTTGTGCTTGTGTTAAATCACCCCCCTCAATTGGTGGAAGTGATGCGAGTGCTCTGACCTCGTTGGTTGTCATCTGCTCAAGTACCTTGGTTGCAACCAATGGACTGAGTGAGTTGAGTGCATCCGATGTTTTGGAAGCATCGCCCTCGATTTCAACGATTGATTCATTGATGATTTGGAAGTTGTTGATTCTAAATTCAGCCACACCAATCTTGGCAATGTGAAGTATCTCATTGAAGATATCTTGCACTTGCTCTCTGAGTGGCATCACAACATTCTTTTCAAAGATGACGTATGCTTGCTTGATGTCAGAACCTGAACCGAGTGAGCCTGTGGTGCGTACTCCCATCAAGATTGGGTCGATGGTATGGGCAAAACAAATCTGCTCAGTGTTCAATCCGGATGCCTCTTGGAAGAGTTTGTCATTCGAGTTGGTTGGGATGCTTTCAATCTTAGGCAACTGCTCTGCTGAGTTGGCAAAAAATGCAGCGGTCTTGCCAGCATTCTGCGCTCCTTTGAGCTTGTCGATGGTCTGACGCAGTACGTTTTTCTCCTCCTCAGACTGCGGTCTTTTCGGGAACATGATTGCAAACGATGGGAAGATTGAATTCTGAATGTTGCTTTTTGCAAAGTACGAAAGCTCGCCCGACAAAAACGCAAAATTAAGTGCACTCGAATATTTCGGCAGCGGATACCAGTCTTGACCCAAACACTCGACCTCATAAACGAAAAGCTGTTCACGATCAGTGCATGATGGATGATGTCTTTTGATTTCTTGAATATCAATTCGAGTCGACCAATCTTCACAAATGAAGTACTGATTCTTGTTGCGACCCTTTCTGACTTTCTCAGGTGAGACGTTCTCAGCCCTTGTCATCTTCATCTTGTCATCAAAAAACAAGCGGAAGTAAACACGATTGTGTACAATCAATTGCTCGGTTGTGATACGAGCAGTCTTTTTGAGCTTTATTTTTTTCTCGAAAGTGTACAACTCGAGGAGGTCTTTCGGTGTTGCGTTGGTTGTCTTTAGTTCGAATCCACCACCAATGACAGCGTTGGTCTTGTAGTCCACGATGGCGCCATGAAGTGGTGAGCTGTACACCATTTGATTCAACAGCTGTGGATACATATCATCCTGACCGAATCTGATTTGATTGGCGGTAGTGTATCGACCATTGACATATGGGAGTGACAGGTTTGCGCCACCAACTTTCAAGAATGGTGTGCTGAAAGCATCGTAATTGGATGAAATCATCTCAACTGCTTCCTCTTTTTTTGCTCTGAATCTATCGTACCAAGCCATGATTAATCGTAAATTGATGAAATTGATGCGCCACTGACAACCATTCTGCCCTCCTCGATGACCACTCCTGTGGTGTCACTGATTTCGGTTGGTGGTATGGTTGACTCGTATACGCTGTATGAGTATTGCCCCTTCATTAGTTCTGCATCGATTGGCTCATCCAGGTAGAAGAGATTGAATCTCTCAGGATATGGTGACTCATCGGTGTTGGTGAAGAGGATTGGGTCGGATGTTGGGTTCATTTCGTTTTGGAATACGAACAAATAGTATGGTGAAGGTAGCGTTGACACTTCCGACAGCGTCAGCACTATGCTGTTGACCTCACCTTTGTTGATGTATATCATTTGTATATGTTGCAGATAGGTCAAATTTTGTTCACAATCTTCCATTTTGATATGAGATATGTGGCAGAATTTTCCACTTAATGTATAACAAAAGGTAAAATTTGTACATAATACTGTACATATGTATAATAAAATAGCTTTTTTATCGTAACAAATACACACATAAAAATGTTACGAAACAAAAAAAGCCACCCCGAAGGATGGCTTCACAACGAACAGAAAGAAAGTTGTTAGATAACTGCTGTGACGGCAGATGCTTCGATTTCATAAGCAAGAAATTCAACTTCAGCAGTCAAGGTAACGGAATATTTAGAACCATCCGCACGAGTCACTCCGGAGCCTTCACCTGTTGCGGTGAGTTGGAGTTGTGGGAAGTACCAATACTTGCCGTTCATATCCTTAACAATTGCCACCAAGTATTGTTGACCAGCTCCCAAGATTTTGATTGCTTGAGATTTGTCTTGGTCTCTACGGTGAAACATGAGGTTGATGACAGCGGTCACATAAGATGAACCATTGATAAGGTCAATCGCTGCTTCTTCAGTATAAGAACCCGTATTTCTACGGATGTCAAATGCTGTGAAATCAGGTGCACCACCAACTAAGGTGATGGCATCGATTGTCCAGGTATTGGTTGAATCTAAAGTGATACCACTGATGTTGTCTTGCTGATTAATCCAAATCTTCTCAATACCACCTGTATTGTTGTCGCAAGATTTCACTATCGACTCGAGGGCACTACATGACATAAATTCAAATTTTATCAGTTAAAAAAAAAAGAGGGGAGTATTTCATCCCCTCAGGAATACTATGAATAAAGAACGATCTCAGCACCGTTAACGTGGTGGAAACCAACCTTCATGTTTGCACGAGTACGGATGTACGGCTCAGCAACAGTGTCAGAAAGGTTAACAGCTTTCAAGGCTTTGTCATCTCCTTCAGCATCAAAGCAATACAAAAGATTGTCCTTCAATGTCAACACAGCAGTGTCATTCGGCATACCTTCACACACAACAACTTTCACACCAAGGTAAGTCAAGGCAAGTGGAGTTGTTACATATGTCATGGTGTTACCTGAAGCAGCTGCCAATTCGTATGCGTTTGCTACGTTAGTAGAAACATACAAGCGAAGGTCAGCTTTCTTGCGGATGATTGCAGCTGGAGCAGCAGCGAAAACTTTCGCAAGCTCAGCCAATACATTTGATGCAGTCACAGTTGTGTTGGCAACATCAACAACAGTTGCATCAGCAAGCAATGCTTTGATATAACCATCAGCAAGTGCAAGAGTAGCATTGACTGAAGTGGTGTCACCTTGCCAACGGATAAGCTCGATGTCTTGACCGATTGTTTTAGCCATTTCATTCCAGTAGAAATCCATAAAAGAGGCAACAGTAAAGTCACCATTTGAACCTTTAGTCATTTGCAAAGCAACGAATGATTGCTCCAAATCAAATTGACAAATTTGCGCGAGAGCACTTAAGGCTGTCACGTCTAATTCAACAGCATTCAAGTCATCAGTTGGAGCTTCAAAGCCACAGTTTGACGCTTGTAATACGTTGCCGAAAATTACAGTAGCAAGTTTTGTCTTTGACTTGATACCTGGTAAAAGGCGGTAGTTTTCTGCGAGGTTCTCTTCTCCTAAATATGCTTTAGAATAGAATGCCTCAGGATTGGCTGCTAATAAAGCTGAAGCATCCACATCCAAATCGAATCTTAATTTTTTAGACATTGTTATTTGGTTTTTATTGATTTACAAATTGTTTGAATTTCGCAAATTTTTCACTCATTGAAAGCTGGGCCATTTGCGTCTCGACCACTTCTTCTTCTTTCTCGGCATACATCTCCTCGATTTGGTTGCGGAGTTCTGCTATCATCGAAATGATTGCTCTCTCTCTTTCTTCCAACATCGGCAAAACGATTGCAGCGATAGCCTCGGCATCGGTTGCTGGGTCGATAGCCATAGCCTCATCAGTGGTGGTTGACTCTTCAGTTGTCTCTTCAACTGTTGTATCTTCCATCGCCACCTCTTCGGTTGCCATCTCTTCCTCAACCACTTCCTCGGTTGGTGTTTTTTCCACCTCTTTGATTTCAACAACCTCGCCGTCTTTCACGACATAGATTTTGTCCTCAATGGTGTGTTCTCCATCAGGTAACATCATTTTATTTAGTTTAATTTGTTCCGATAATTTCAGACCGAGAAAGCCTTCAATGGAGAAACCGACTTGATCGTTGGTAACCAATTCAGCAAAGTAGTCAGCATCGGTCACCTGTGCGGTCACCATGAGTGTTCCTTTCGGTACCTCAATGCCGAATGTACTGAATGCTTTATCTTGTTTTGGGTTGTCAACAATCCATGTCTCAAGGATGTAAGCTGGTACTTTTTTCTCGGTGTCGTGCTCCAGGTTGAAGATGTCACGATTGCGCAAATCAGCCATAAATTTGGTGTGAATCTGCTCGATGACTTCCTCAGTGAACTGAACATAGTACTCACCCTCGCCATCATTCTTGCGGTAGATGTCCATCGGTATCATTGCCGGAGCTGTGATGCGATGCTTCAAACCATCAGAGAACATGAGGCGCTTCTCACTTCCAAAACTCAACCCCTTGACCTTAATGGCGGGCAGATTTGTGAAAGCAATCATCTCAATTCCGAGTGTTTCTCCATCGGAGTACTCGTCATCGATTGTGATTTTGTAGATAGGTAAGTCCTTGGTCATTGCTTATGTTGCAGATTTTGTATATTTGTTCAAAAAATAACTATGATAACAGTATTCGACAGGGAGATTCCCAACAAAATGGATGAGCTGAGCATTGAGCAGTTCGAAAAAATCAGCCAAATCCTAAACAATCAGGACTTCGACAATGTAGAGAAGTATGTTGAGATGTTCAAATTCCTTGGCATCGAGGAGAAGATGTGGGATGACTACCCATTCAGCGAGTTCATTCAGTTGGTTCAGAAGTTCAACCTGGACTCATACACACCACAAGAGCCTGTTGCATCCATCGAGTTGGAAGGATACACCTACACAGCTGAGATGCGACTGTCAGTGAAAGAAACCAAACTCATTGAGAAGATTGTGAACGGCAAGCCAAACAACTACATCAGTGACATCCTCGCCATCATGTTCAAACGCAGTGACCTCAGCAACACCGAGCACTTCGCAGATGCTCATTTAAAGCTCAAGGCGAAATTGTTCCGCACTCAGAAGGCTGAGTTGTGTGTGCCATACATTGTGTTCGTTACTGAAAAGATTGCAGAGTATGCAAAAGCCAACGCTCCCCAAGGGGTGGAACCAAGTCAGTCTTGAGCAGTTCATTGAACTGAGAGGACTGCAACCTGAGGATGGGCTATTCAACCACAACATTGATATCCTGTGCGCACTAACCGATGCGCTTCCTGAGGACTTTGATGATGCCGAGCTTCATGAGGTAGCCGAGTGGTTTAAAGATTTGCAATGGCTGTACTCAGAGCCAAGCAAGTTGCACACTGATCGTGTTGGAAAGTTCTATCTTAAACCAATGAATGAGCTGACATTGGGGGAATTTATCGACCTCGAATACTACTTCACACAGGACTACATCAAGAATCTTCCAAACATCTGCGCACTGTTGTATCGCATTCCTGATATTGTGGAGGATGGTGTGGTGTCAAAGTGGGAAGCAACTGCATTCAAAGCAACAGCGAGAGCACACTACTTCCTGGACCAACCAATCACCAAGGTGTATGGCATCCTCACTGAGTACATCAAATTCAGAGACCAATTTCTCTCATCTCATTCCAACCTGATGACTGAAGATATCGATGATGACCTCAGTGATATCGATGACCCTGAGGAGCGCAAGGAAGCTGAGAAGCAAAAGGCATCCAACAAATGGGGATGGGAGCAATTGATTTGGTCAATGACAAATGGTGACCTCACCAAGTACGACCAAGTCATCAACATGAAGCTGATACTCGTGTTCAACTTCTTGGCGATGCGTAAAGAGTTGGATATTTAGTAATCGAGTGAGTAGTTGAACTCACCAAATAGTGGCACAAAGTCGTATATCACCTTGGGTCTCTTGCGTAATAGGTTGCCGAGCTGAAGGATTGGGAACTTCTGAGCCAAGTCAGCCACATACATTCCATACATTTCACCAATCAGTCCATTCATTTCGAGTGCATCATTGAATTTCTTGACCAATCTGAAGGGTGCAATGGTGGCGGTGCCATTGTTCAGGTAACCGAAATAGTAAGCGGCAAGAATTTCCACTCGGATGTTGCCCTCAGTTGATACCTTGGCATTGATACGGACTGAATCATACAGCGTATATGTGTCAATGAGTCCTTCATCCTTGATGACTTTCTTGAGTGTGTTGGCAACTCGTCTCCTGAGTGGATATTTGAAGTTGTATTCGCCTGTGTTTTTATACCTTCCCATTTCTTATGTTGCAATTAATCCTCAATTTGTTTTGGAATTTGGCAGTCAGTCCATGAATCCATGGAGAATGTGATGGTCATCAACCATCCAGCAGCATAGTCGAGGAGGTCATTGTTGAGTGGAGACAGCGTTGGAACACCAACCACATCGAAATCACGATCATCATTGTTGAATATGTAATTCAGATACAAGTCCATCAATATCTGATGGCAGTCACTGAGGATTGTGTTGATGTTTTCCCTATCCTTTTGGATGATGTCGAAGCAATAGATGTCAAGAGTGAAATCATTGGTGTTCTCGGTAGGGATAGCATCGACAGGAACGATGTAGATAATCGGAAATTTTTCGTTTTTCGTTGCGAAATTGAACAACTGTTCCTTGAAGTCAGAACCTACTTTCTTGACCTGGAGATGCGCATTGTAGAATGCGATGATTTCATTGACGAGCGCTTGGTAACTTATCACAATACTGCGTTTTTGAGGATTTTGTTTACTTTGTTTTGCACACCTGTCATCTCGGTCTCACTGACCACAGCGGTGACGGTGATGTTTTGGTTGCTCTCAACCCCTTGAGCAGAGCCTGTGTTGTTGGCTGCATTGCCTTGACCGAATAGGTTGCCCGGTACAAATGAAGGTACTGCTGAGTTGGCAGACGTTCCACCACCGCCACCGCCACCTCCCGATGGAGTTGATACGGATGCGCCACCACCATTCATGAACTTACTAATTGATGATGCTACAACAGTACCAATGGATGTGGCTGCTCTGATTTTCGCAGCAGCAATGGCTGCAGTTTTCAATGTAGCACCACCATCAGGCAACGCTGTCCATGTTAGATTGGATGCATACCCTGATATCTCTCTCTGAGTATTGACTATGATTTCACCGATAGCGAGTGCCTTGTCAACCAAAAAGATTGCGTTTGCGACTTTCTTATTCTCACCAGCAAGTTCACCGATGGCAGATATCAATCCTTTTGCCATACCAATTTTAGCATCAAAAAGTGCTTGCTCAGCAGCCATGACAGCATCATTGTACTTTTGTTGCTCCTGAAATGAGACCATGTTGCCCTCACCTTGAATCTGCAACTGCTGAGTCCTTGTGGACACCATGGTTGAAATGATACTCGCAGCTGATTTGGTTTGAATGAACTCATTCTCTGCCGCCTCTGCTTTGCGCACATTGTTTATCTCAAGTGATTGAGCTGACTCAAGTGCTGTGATATCTTGCTTGTACTTCTTAGCCTCAGCAATCAGTGCAGCATACTTGGTCTTGATGTCATCAATCTCTTTTTGCGATTGCGTTTTTGTTGAGTCAACCACGAGCTTGTTGGCAGTTGCAATCTCTGCTCTGATGGCTGCTTCACCTTCCTTGTATTTCTTGGCTCTCTCCTCACGTTTTGCTTTAGCTTCCTCAGCTGCTTTCTTTTCAGCGGCAGCGGCATCAGCTTGCTCCTGGATGAGTAGCATCGAGCGCTCTTTCGAACCATCCTTGATGAGTTTGTTCTCATCCTCGATGCGCTTGCGTAGTGCTTTACGTCTCTCAATTGAATCCTTGTCGGTGAGTCCTTTGAGACCAGCGTATTCGGATCGTGCATCTCCAAGTCTTTTCTTGGCAGCATCGGTGATTGCCTTGGATTTCTCAACCTCAAGTTTTGTGGTATCCTTACCCGCTGCCTTTGCCTTGGCAATCTCAATGTCATATCCATCAGATATGGCTTCAGTGCGCTTCTCAGATGACTTGAATGCCTTCTCGTTGGACTTCTCCATCTTGCGAGCGTTCTCTTCAGCAGCATACGATGTCAGACCCAACCAATCGGTCAACTCCTTGAAGGCATCGATGAGCGCATTGACAGGAATCATCAAGAAATCAAGCACCTTTTGAAGCACACCAATCTTGTTGAGGAACACACCTATCGCAACCACGATTGCAATGACAATTGCAGCCAATAAAAAGATTGGATTTGCGAGAATCTGCGCTCCGAGTTTAACGAATGCACCACCCATTGTTGTGATGGTTGACGTCAGACCCTTCATGCTCTTGCTGATATCAGCAGCATTCAGTCCACCAAGATTCTTGGCAAAGACTTTCGCCTTCTCAGATGCTTCCTCAAAATCGAGTGACATGATTGAATCCTTGATACCACCAAATGAGTTGGATATCTGCTCGAATTTAGACCCTGAAGCGAAGACATTGACCGCATCATTGGCATCCTTAATCCTGTCAGCTACCTCACCCGCTCTCTGAGCGAGCGCCGCCATTTGTTCCGGGTCAGATGCATCGGCAATGGCTGCCTTGAGTTGGCGGAGTTCTGCCTTTAAACTGGTGACCCCTGAGAGCTTGAGTGGTATTTCGATTTCGTTAGCCATATATTCTGACTTCTATTGATGAGTATCTTAAATGACCATCCTGGTGTTGATGGTTCTGAGTATTCGTTGTTCGCACATAGATCGTGCCATCGGTTTTGATTTCAGCAGTAGCAAGGTGGTCATGCTCTACGTTGCCAAGAATCACGAAAGTGTTTGTGACATCAAACGGATTCACAGGTGTTCCGAGATATTCACCCTGTGCAATGCGAGTCCATGTGATACCTCCAATGCTATCAGCCAACACAATCGCTGTCGGTGCCGCTGTTCCTGTCTGAGATATGAGCGCAGTGTATCCACCTGATGCGGTAGCCACCCCATTAATTTGCGGAGTGATGATGCCATCCTCGTTGAGAATCTTGTTGTCACCGATGACCAATCCCTTTATGCCTTGACCGATGATGTTGCCCTCACCTTTGACGATGACGTCATCACCTGAGAGGTTGCCATTGGCAGTGGTTGACTTGGTCACAAGGATGCTCTCCTCAGAAACTGCTGTTGTGGTCGGTGAGGTTGGTGTACCTGGACCGGTGATGAACGGTGCAAGCTCAATCTCTGAGTCGATGCTGATGAGTTCCACCTTGGTCGCTGTGTTGGCATTGGCATCATAGTCGATGACTCGGTTGATGTTCCACCATGAGTTGTCGATGCGCACCTTTTGGTTGAGCTTCATGGTTTGGATGTCAGCTTCATTGAGGTTGAACATAGCCACCAACATCTTGCCGACATTGATTTGGTTGACTGTCCTTCGCCAATACAAATTGTACAGGTTGTTGGCGGTCAGTGTTTCAGGTGAGTAGTAGTAGTAATCGTTTGTACCGAAGTTGATGTCAAAGGTTGGAAGCAATGCGTTGTCAAAGTGACCGAGCATCGGATATGTCGTGTTGCCGAGCGCACCTGATGTGCCGTACTCAATCAAATCCCATGTGCCGCACGTCTGCTCACCACCATCATACAAGATGCGGATGTTGGTCTTGGGTGCTTCACCATTCAGAGCTGGTACATAGGCATCGAATGTTGTGCCAACCACAGGAGTCGGTGAGAAGAGTATCTCTTTGGTCTCAATTCCTTTGACATATTCGTTGTCGAATACATACTCGAGCTGTCCATATACCTCATTGGTCATTTGGAAGTACACCTCATTGGGTGAGTCCTTGTCTTGTTTGTAGCTGAGGATGAGTTTTTTTGAAGTGAGGTCAGGCAAGAATATCAAGTCTTGCTCTTTGTCCTTCATCAGCTTGGCAGTCCAATCCACTTCAACACCTGAATCATAGTACTCATCACGGTGCTTGAGGATGAGTTTGTTTGGTTGGTCCGTATCGATATCGACATACAGGTTGTACATCGTGAAGATGGACTTCACAAAATCAGATTGCTTAATCTTGAGCGGGATGTATTGATTCATTCCAAGGATGCCACCAATCACTTGGATGTTGGCTGTTGGAAGTATCTTGATGCGCAGTGAGTTCACCTTGAATACAGCATCCACAGGATAGGCTGTGCCACCATTGAACCATGAGGTGAATGATGTGTGTGTGCCCAACTTGATTTGGAACGTATCGCCTGTGTTCAACTCACCTGAGCCGAGTGCATTCTCCATCACTAAGATGCCACCTGATTTGGTGCCGCTGAAGATGGTGGTCTGACCCGATGCAAGTGTGGTGTTGATGGGCAAGTTCTGATTCGGTAGGACGTTGGAGTACTGACCTTGGAACGAACCGAATGCAGCCACAATGCGAGGGCGAGCATTCCATGAGTTGAAGGTGTTTGTCACATCCAAGCCATTAGCGTTGTCCAGGATGAAGTCAAGACCAATCTCATATTGAATGGTGAATCCTTGGCTGCTCGCTGCGTTGGTATCGAATGGGATGGTGAAGATGCCTGTGGTCGGGTTGAATGACCCTTGTATGTCAGTTATCTCAGTCCATCCTGTTGCGTTGTCGTATGTGCCAAATGATGCTGTCGGTGTTGCTACCTCAAAAGCAGTGAGCTGCTCCTCGACCAAGTAGTCAGCGTTGTCGAATGTGTTCTCATCACCATTGTATGGGATGAGCAGCTTGTCAAAGCGTGCAGCTGTAAGGTCCGACCATTCATATTGGAATCCCGCTGAGGCGAAGATTCTATCGAAGTAAGTCTTGGCATAGATGGCTGGTTTGAACTGACGTACATTGAAGATGTTGTCAGTGTCGAATGGCATCACATATTTGAAGCCATCAGCCACAGTGTTGCTGAATGTGCCGATGATGTCAGCCGCTGTGAAGGTGTGGTTGAGGTCAGTGAAGTCGAGGTCAGTGAGCTCAGCGTTTGTGATCGCAGTGAAGAACTCGATGCGAGTGTCCTTGATGAGAACCTCATACTCGACCCCTTGCTCATACGCATCGGTCTGCTGACTCTTTTTGACTGACAGCAACTGAAGCAATGCATCCTCAACAATGGGCACCCCATTCTGAATGACCGCACACTTGGTGAGTGCATTGATGTCGAAGGTGCCGGCTTGGATGTTGACATCATAGTAATGGTTGAGAAGGTCATTGTTGTTCTTGCTTCCAACCAAGGTGATGGTCTTGGAGAATGTTCCGGTGCGCTTGGTGAAGTCGCGAATGTCACCGACTGCAAAATTCAACGGAAATACCGTTCCCTCCTTTGTATCGAGGAATCCATTCTCAAGTTGTATCCTAACCATTTATATTGTCCTGATTTGCCAAGCGAACCGATAGGCTCTGCTTGATTAGGTTCTTATTGCGTTGATTGTATACCTCGTATGAATTGTTGTTGACAATGCACGGTTGGTAAAGTGTTGACTCAGGGATGTGAATCGGGCAACCATCCTCATCTATGAGTGGGATGCCGTCCTCAGTGGTCACATAGTTCACAATCTTGAGGAACGTTTGAGGTGATGTGACAAGCTCCTCGAAGTACTGAGCCATGTTCTGAGTCATCCAATTGGTGTTGATATCGAATGATTTGGTGACGTTGATGTTCATTGAGCGGAAGCCAAACTCCTCGGTGTTGTATGTCCACTCATCAGCGCCATTGACATATCCTGCAACATCCTGGTTGTACACTTCACGAGTCACATCACCACGCTCATATGACTTGAGCTGGAATGCAAACGATGACCACGACCCCATGCGGTCAAGGAACAAGATGTGATACTCTGAGATGAGCACTCTTCGGTCCAGGTTGATGCGGTACTTGACTGAATCCTGTTGACCAAGTGTTGCGCTGTTGGAGAAGTAGAACTCATACCACTCAACAGTGTTGTCAATGAGGTCTCCAGTGCCTACCAATATCCCATAGTTGTTTGGACCAACTGCCACCTGTACAATCTCTGACATCGATGAGATAGCCTTGTAAAACGTAGCGCCATTACTATTCTCAAATATCACCCTGTCAGCCCCTTTCGGGTTGATGATGTTGAGGTACAAATCCTGACCAAGGGTGCAATGGAAATCCCTTGTCGGTTGGTTGGTCAACCACTCAGATGTTGGCGAGTTGAGCACATAGTCAGTGTTGTCGAAGGTAGTCCAATCAAGCCACCTGTACGCTCCGTTGAATACGGTGTATCCCAACAACTCAGTGATGTCGGGTGTGTTGACCTTGCGCTTGTCGGCATAAGTGATTGAGCCGTCAATGGCAGCGTTTGTGATCGTGGACCAATTGACGTTGACCACAAATGAAGGGAAGCTCGCACTGATGATAGTGTGTAGACCTTCAAGCTGTGGATTGGCTGCTCCACCATCTGCTTGGGTTATAATTATTTGGTCACCCGCTACGAATGAGTTTGGCATCGTTATCTGCACGTTGCCACCTGAGTCTGCCAAGCTCGCTGTGTAGAGGTCAAAAAACGTGTACTCCTCACCAATCTTCACGTCATATTTGTACGCGCTATTCGGTGCGCCAATCGATGACGTTATCTCGGTGTTGATGTCCCAAGATACCTTGTTCTGAAGCAGCTTACTGAGGTCCTCCTCACCATAGCCTGTGCCAAATGTTGGGATAGGTTTGTACTGAGCAATCTTGTTGGCGGTGCCAGCTTCATAGATGTCGAAGATGTAGCGAAAGCCTGCCAATGATTTATTCGTTGAGTCAACAATGAACCTCAATGGGTTGTATGCTGGGCTGAAGCTCTGAGGTGCTGCGATGAGAGTCTGAGCCATATCAATCTATTTTCTCGTAAAATTTACGGGTCTCAAAATCAAAGTGAGGATTCTCCATATCTTCAGTGCGTAGTTCGGTGACCGCCACTTGACCAGCTTCGACATCGTTGTCGAACTTAGCAAATAGCTCCTTGCCTGTGGCTTCCTCTATAATCGTGTAAATCATGGCTATATGTTTTTGATTTCAACGGCTTCAAGGCGCACATCGTCACCCGCTGCGGTTAGTTGAACGGATAGGTAAAAGTAGTTGTCTACGGTTACATCCATTGCTTGAGAAGAGATAGCTGCTGTGGCTGTTGCGAGGTCGCTTGATGCTGTTGTGTTATTAGGATAACCCTTCACATTTCCACCGCTTATAATCATGTCGCGACCAATCTTGGCGTATATGTTCGATGCTGCGGGGTTCAATCGGGCAATCATTGACGTTGCACCGCTCGGCATAGTTGCTGAGGTGCTTATCTTGGCGCGAATGGATACTAAAGTAGTGGCAACCGTGCGGCTGAATACCGCAAAGAATGAGAGCTTGTCAGTAGCACTGAAGGTGTTGGCTGGAATCAGTAGCTGATACACTTGCACTTCGGAAGTTGTACCTGTGACATTGGCCCCTTGCGTGAACGTGCGCGAAATGATTGCGTTGTCTTGCTTGCCATCCAAAGCTGTTTGTAAGTCCGTTTGAGTTGAGAGCGTTCCCGTAATGCTGCCCCACGTTGCAGATGGTAGTCCATCGATAAATTCTTGACCCGTTACCGATCGCGTCACGTAGCTGCCACTCTCAATGGTGCTGACCTCAATCAGGTCGGTTGCCTCGACTGCTGCCCCTTTCGGGGTCATCTGCGATATCTTCTGAGTTCTAAATGCCATTATGCTAAAACGATTTCTAAGCCTGTGCCTTGGGGCGCTGTTAATAATAATACTCGCGTGAACACCTCGTTGTTTTGTGGTGTAATTCTTAAGCCATTAGCCATATATGGTCCGCTGCAATACTCTTCAAATACGTTGACCTCCACGCCATTTCTAACAACATAGAGCGCGTCAATGATAACACCCTCACCACGAACTATGATTTGGTCGAATGCGCCTTGGTAGTCTAATTCAGTTAAAAAATATGTACCGTTGTTTGCGGCTAGTTCGCCGAGTATATTTGTACTCATGTGTTTTCTTTATGTTGCAATTTAAGCGCCAAGTGTTTAGAAGGCGAAGTAACTGTCATCGGTGTAGTACTCCTGACGTATGTGTGTGGCAGCGTAGCGGATGGCATCCATGGCATCATCGTACAGCTTGACAGGTTCATCCATGATGAGGTCGCCGACTTTCTTCCATTTGTAATTCTCGTACTCCTTCTTGATGCGCGGCTCATCCTCGCACACCACACCAAATGACTTGATGTTGTCGATGCCCTTCTTGACCACCTTGTTGGCGTTCTGCACGTCATAGCCAGCGTTGTTCATCTCAGCGATTATCTCAGGGCGTGCGTAGTCAGCCACGATGGTGATGTGCTTCTCAATGTTGAGCGAGCCCATGCGGTCGATGAGGTTGGTGGTGGTGAGGTAGCTCTCATAGATGACTGGCTCGATGTAGATGTCATTGTCGCACCAGTAGACTCGCACCAGGGCAGTCGGGTGATTGTATCCGAAGTCAAGCCCATAGACGTAGTTGACGAACCGAGCCGGGCGATGCTTCACGAATGACCAGTTTGAGTAGATGTTGCTCTTGCTGATGGCTTTCTCACCGAGTGCATAGATTTGATACAAGGCTTCATCGGTGCGCTTGAGGTCCTCAATCTGCCGCTTGATGCTATCGGGCAGAAATGGGTTGTCTTTGTACGTTGACTTGATGATGATGCTCTCATCCATCGGCAGCTCATACAGCCAGGATGATGACTCGCTCGGGTTGTAGTCGAAGATGAGCTTCTGCTCGGTCCTCATGTTGAGCTGTTGAAAGTCTTCAAACCATAGCTCATTGGCTTCGTTGCACCATCCGATGTCACGCTTGCGACCACGAATCTTCTGCTCGTCATCCACGCTGAAGAACTCCACGATGCTTCCATTCGGGAAGGTGTAGATGTGCTCAGACTTGTTGTGGCTTGTGACCTCATATATCTCCATCGCCTTCATGATTTCAAAGAAGTCCCTCATGACCGTTGCCCTCAAAGCTGGGAAGGTCTTGCGCACGATGCTGACCACCTTGCCTGGATGTTGTAGGCA